TGGTAATATCTCTTTACATTGTATTCTGTGTTTTGATTCGTCTCTCATATGTGGATCATAGTTTCTAAAATCAAATTCTAATTCACCACCTTTGTATTCTGAACTATCTGTTAACTGACAAGTCATAGATAATTTTCTAATCTTACCATTACTAGGATCTCCTTCTTCTCTTTGATAAGGTTTATCCCAACTATCACAATGCCAATCATAATATTGGTTTAATTTATATTTTGTAAATTGACAAGATTCTGATCTGTCCCACTCATAGTTCCAACCAGCGTCCCTATTAGCTTGATGCACATAAGGATGTAATTCTTTATATATCCAAGTATCATTAAGCCATACTAAATCTGATTTTCTTTTTCTTTGTAAGTTTTTAACTTCTTCTTTATTTAATTTTTTGTCTCCATAACCACCAGTTCTAGCCATAACTTCTTTTTGTGATTTAGCATACTCTATAACATCATCACAAAATTTAGGTGTAAGAACACCACTAAAATACCAATAATAATTAGATATATTCATAAGTTATTGTTTGCACAAAATTTAAACTATCTTTTTGATTGTTAGTTAGGTAATACATATTAGTAGATGGAAACATAATAAATTTATTATTAGTCAATGGCATATCCCAAGATCTTCCTTTACGTCTATTATCTTCATAGTGTATTCGAACATTACAATCTTTGACTTTTACACCATATAACAATGTATAATCTGGAGAGTTACGTAAATCCACAGGATCTATATTTAATAATGGAATTGTTCTTTCTTGTGGCTTATACATATTGCCCCACGTTTCTTTGTTAACTAAAGTAAACCCATAGTTTAAATTTATATGATCTCTCATATATGTATTTAACATATCCCAAGTTTTTGAGAACGGAAATTGTGAGTCTGTGATTTCTGAATTTAATATATCTTGTTGAAGTTTATCTCGATCAATGTCCCAATCTTTAGGCATTGCCACATCACCATAATATAGAGCTTGTTCTGTTAATACTTGTCTCTGCATACCACCACCATTTTTAATCTATGCTAAATTATCTGTCAAGTCCCAAGTCTG